CCGGGAGAATGGCCGGTGCTGGTGACCGACCTGGACGACGGCGAGGCGGACGTATTGCTGGCAAGCCTGGACCCGCTGGCGACGATGGCCGACACGGCGGCCGACCGGCTGCGGGCGCTGCTGGCCGGGATGGATGGCCGGATCGAATCGGGGCTGCGCGAGCGGCTGGAGGAGATGGCGGCGGAGGCGCAAGCCAGATTGAATGCCCAGCGCATAGCCGCGGCGGACCCGGGGCCGCAGATGGACAAGGCGGCTGAGCTGCAAGAGAAGTGGCAGGTAGAGCGCGGGCAGATCTGGCAGGTGGGACGGCATCAGGTAATGTGCGGGGATAGCACGTGCGCGGAGGATGTGGGGCGACTGATGGAGGAAAAGAGAGTGCAGATATGCTTCACATCGCCACCATATCTACAACAACGGGATTATACAGATGCCAGTGATACGAGTGATTGGGATACACTGATGCAGGGAGCCTTTGCCCAACTGCCTATGGCAAAGGATGGGCAGGTGCTCGTCAATTTGGGATTGGTGTATCGAGATAGGGAATGGCAGCCATATTGGGAGGGCTGGATCGAGTGGATGCGATCACAGGGCTGGCGACGCTTTGGGTGGTACGTATGGGATAAGGGGTCTGGATTCCCAGGCGATTGGGCAGGAAGGCTGGCCCCTGCATTTGAGTTTGTATTTCATCTCAACCGAGAGGCTGTGCAGCCAAACAAGACACAAGCTTGCAAGTATGCTGGTCAGATGCATCACGGAGAAGGTTTTAGGGAGGCCGACGGCACGGTGCGCAAATGGTCGCACCGCAATCGTCCTACTCAGGAGTCAAAGATACCCGACGCGGTATGTCGTGTATCATGTGAATTGGCGTCCCGTCTGTATGGGCATCCTGCAATGTTCTCGGTGGGATTTGCCACGTACTTTGTGGGTGCATGGGATGGTGACGTCTGCGATCCCTTTCTCGGTTCCGGCACGACTCTGGTCGCCTGCGAGCAGACGGGGCGCATTGGGTACGGGATGGAGATCGAGCCCAAGTACGTGGCAGTGACGTTGGAGCGGTTGGCGGGGATGGGATTGGAGCCAAGGCTGGCGCTCCGTAGCGCCCCGTTGGAAGGCAACCCGGCGGCCTGCCCCGAACGCCTGTCTGCGCAGGCAGGCAGGCACGGGGGTTGCCCTACAGTTGCCTTACCTGTCTGCGAGGGCAGGCAGATACCCTTACGGGTACAGGTCGTACAATGAGGCTTGTCAGACCAGGGGCACGGGAGATTATACAGAGCATTCCGCTGCTGCCGGCCTACGTGGTGGGCTACGTGGTTGGCTGGATAGTGCGGTCGGCGCAGTTGCTTTGGATGGCGGCGGTGGTGGGATATCGGGAGGCGAGGATTGGCAGACAGCCTGTGGAGTAGAGTGAAGATGCTGCTCGACTCGAAGCAAACTCACCTGCCGGTGCAGATCCGGGATAGGGTGCATGTGCTGAGCCAAAGCAGCACGGACCGGGTCGACGCAGAGCTGTCCAGTTTTGTCGACTATGCGCGGGTGTATGAGGTGTATGTGTGGGTGCACAAGGCGATCTCGGTGATCACCGAGGCCCTCGCGCCGCTTCCGGTGATAGTGATCGACGCCGACGGAGAGACACAGGACGCGCACCCGCTGACCGAGCTGTTCGGGTACGTGAATGACGAATGGACGCCGGTCGATTTGTGGGGCGTGTGGCTGGTGCACATGCTGCTCGGCGGCGAGAGTTTCCTGCATTTCGTGTCAAACGGCAGGGGCGTGCCGACCGAGGTGTGGCCCAGGCGGCCCGACCTGGTGGGCATAGTGCCGGATAAGGGACGCGGGATCTATTACCCGGCAGCGGCGAAATATGTATTCGACCCGACGAAAGGCGGTTACAGCGGCACGCCGCTGGAGATCGCGCCAGAGGAGATGTGTCACCTGCGATTCCCGAATCCCCTGAACCCGTACCGGGGACTCTCGCCAGCGCGGGCCATCCAGGCGGGGATCACAATCGACATTTTCGCGCAGGCCTGGGCCAAAACGTTCCTGAAACGTGGAGCGCGGCCCGATTACGCGCTGATCGCGCCGCAGGGATTGACGCCGACCGAGCGCGAGGGATACGAGGCCAAGCTGTACGAGAAATTCCAGGGATACGAGAACTGGCACAAGCCGATCGTGCTCGAGGATGGGGTGACCGACGTCAAAATTTTCTCGTGGCCGCCAAAAGACATCGAATGGCTGCAGCAGCGCGAACTGAGCCGCGACGAGGTGGGCGGGCTGTATGGGGTGCCCGACGAGGTGATGGGCTACGGGCGGGATACCTACGAGAATTTCGAGAAGGCTTTCCGCTGGTTTATGTCGCTCACCGTAATGGGCCTGGCGCGGCGACGGGACACGACGCTGACGGCATTTTTCCACAAACGGCGGGCGATGCTGCGGCCAGGCGAGCGGATCATCACCGATACGAGCGGCGTGGGCGTCCTCCAGGAGGACAAGACACCCAGGATCGAGCAGGCCAAGGTGCTGTGGGCAATGGGGATTCCATTCAACCTGCTGGACGAGCGGCTGGGGCTGGAGATCGGGCCGGTGCCGGGTGGGGATGTGGGATACGTGCCATTCAACCTGATCCCGGTGGGCGGGGCGCCAGAGATGGGTGGAGCAGCAGCGACCACGCCACGGCGAAAAGCGCTCTCGCCGGCGCCGGAATACGGGACGCCGAGCCACAAGGCGATGTGGAAGGAGCGAACGGGGCGGTATATGCCGCATGAGCGGCGGATGGCGGCGAAACTGCTGGAGGATTTCGACAAGCAGAAGGCCGACGTGCTGGCCGAGCTGCGGGCATTCAAGGGAGTCGCCTCCACCGACGCGACGGCCCTGCCTGCGCAGACCCGTCTGCCACGGCAGGCAGGTACCCTCGCGAAGCGGGGCGCCGGCGCAGGCAAGCAGGCGCCGCCGGGATATCCGACCGACGTCAACGACATTTTCAACCGCGAGAACTGGGACGCCTGGTTCGGGCTGATGTACGAGATCTTCTACACGGACGTGGTGCGCGCCTCGGGCGAGGCGGAGATGGCGCGATTCAGCCTGGAGATGCCCTTCGACCTGGGCGACCCGAGGGTGCAGCGGGCGATCCTGGAGATGCGGATCAAATTCGCCAATGACATCAACGAGACGACGCAGGAGGCAATCTCGACCGTGCTGAGAGAAGTCCTGGCCGAGGCGGACCGGGATGGCGGCTGGGCGGCGGCGCGTATCCAGGCCGAGATGGAGACGCGGATCTCGAACGTGTTCGAGACGCGGAAAACGGCGTACGAGCGGGAGAGGATCGCGCGCACCGAGATGCATAAGGCATCCGAGATCGGCAATTACGAGGGGGCGACGCAGGCCGGGCGCGTGGCTGGGCTGACGATGTACAAAGCCTGGCTGGCGGCGCTGGACGGCCGCGAGCGGCCGACGCACCGCGAGGCGCACTTCACCTACTATGACAATCCGATCGGGATCGACGACGTATTCGAGGTGGGGATGTGCCGGGGGACGTCGCCGGGCAATATGGGATGTCCGGAGGAGGACATCAACTGCCGGTGCGCGGCGCTGTATTACGCGCGGGAGGCAGAGGGGTGAAGAGACGTAGCGATGCTACGTCTGTACCTGCCTGTCTGCCTGCCTGCCTGCGCAGACAGGTACCCTCGCGAAGCGGGGCGCCGGCGCAGGCAGGTCGGGCAACAGGTGTTGTATGACCAGTACTAGTACTCCCGAATGAGGAGGATGAGATGAGTATCCGAAAACAGTTCGACATCGTGGTGCGGGAGCTGCGCGAGAACGGCGGGCAGATCCTGATCAATACGGCGGCGACGGATCGGACCCAGGACCGGGTGCTGCCGGACGGGGCGCGGCTGGACAATTACATGAGAAATCCGGTCGTGCAGTGGGGGCACAATTATCACGAGCCATGGGCGACGATCGGGCGGACGATCTCGATCGAGCGGCGGCCCGAGGGGCTGGTGGCGGATTTCGAGCTGCGGCCAGCGGCGAACGATCAGGACCCACAAAATATCGTGCGGCTGCTATGGCTGGGAGGCTGGATCAAGGCGGCCAGCGTAGGATTCATCGGCCTGGAGATGAGCGAGAACAATCTCGGGGGGCGCGATTTCTCAGAGTGGGAGCTGCTGGAATGGAGCCTGGTGCCCATCCCGGCCAACCAGGAGGCGCTGCGACTGGCTGTCAAAGGCCTGGGTGGCGCGGACACAGGGCAGGAACTCACCAGGAAGGCCGCTGGGCCGGAAAAGGGCGAGAATCCCGAGGAAACCGGACAAAAAGACGCTCCTGGAGGCTCTGAGAGCGACCTGGTGGCCTGGATTCGGCAATTGACCGTGCGCAGCCGCTCTCCAAGCGGCGACCGGGACCAGACGCTCTTTGCGTGCTTTCACGCCTACAGTCTGGATATCCCGGAGGATGCAACGCTGTTGGATTGCCGCGGCGGAGAGATAATCGAGGTGCCGCACCCGGAAGCGGGCAGGGCGATGGCGCGCAAGAGCGTCAGTTTCACCCCTCCACTGGCGTTCTACGACGAGGACCGGGGAGAGGACGCGGTTTTCTCGATGAGCAGCAAGGCGCAGCCGGACGAGGACCTGGTGCAGGCCAGGGATAACGAATGGCATGTCCTGGAGCTGTCGCCGGTGCTGCTGTCGCTGCCCGCGCCGGCGCCCTTTAGGGTACAGGCAGGCAAGGCATGGCGCGGACGGCAGATCGAGGGACTCGAGCTGTGCAGGCTGACGCGGCGGGGAGTGCGAGTGGCCAGCGAGATGATCTCGCGGCGACTGGGCAAGGCAGAGACCAAGGGCGTAATTCCATACAGCGCGCACGGGGACGTGGCGGCAGCGGACGAGGGAACGGCGTGGGACGCGGGGGCGGCGCGGGCCAGGCTGCGCGAGTGGGCGGGCGGCGACGAGTGGAGCCCTGCCAAATACAGGCAGGGGTTCGTGTTCGTGGACGGCGAGCCGGACCTGCTGACCAGCTACGTGGGGCCGCATCACGACATCGTGGGCGGCGCATTCCGCGTGGTGTGGCGTGGGGTGAGCGCGGCGATGGGCAGCCTGGTGTTCGGCGCGCGCGGGGGACGAATCGAGGACGAGGGCGACCGCCGGGGAGTCTACAATCACCTAGCGGCGCACTACAAACAGTGGGACAAGCCGGCGCCGGAGTTCCGCGAGATCTATGGCGAGGCGGAGTTGCGGGCAGAGTTCCCGGCTTTGTACGAGCAGGATGATGGAGATATCCCACCAGAGGAGCTAGACGCGCTGGCGAGGGAGATTGGCAGCCTGCGGCAAATATTGGATATGGACGCGCTGTGGCGCGAGCTGAGGCGACTCAAGGAGGTTTTACGATGAGTGAGCAGACAATCACCATCGAAGCATTGATCCAGAAGATTCACGATCTGCAGGAACTGGTCGTGAGTCACAAGGCCGATTCAGGGACCATCGACGACGACAAGGTCAAGGCGTTATTCGCTACCGAGATCGAGGAGATGGTCGGAAAGCAGGTCCGGGAACAGTTGGCTGCGGCGCCGGTGCGCACGATGCCATCGGGCGACACGGTATGGGCGGAGAACGTGGACCAGGCCCTGCCGGGGCTCAAGGGGAACCGGTACTACCGGATGGTACGGGACATCGCCAGGAACGGCTACCACCAGTCGGTAGGGGCGCGATATAAGGCGGTGGACCTGTGGCTGGCGAACCGGATGTTGGCCGCGCAGATGGACCTCAAGCACCCGCGGATCAACAACGGCGGCCAGGCGCTGCCACCCAGCGATGATCTGGTGGCAGCGGTCAAGGCGCTGACCAGCACCGGGACCGGCACGGGCGACGAGCTGGTGCCGACCGGGATGGCGGCCGAGCTGTGGCAGGATTTTTTCCTGGCCAGCAAGATCGTCCCGAGCCTGTTCGGGATCGATCAGCCGACCAACCCGTTCGACGTCCCGCTGGGACTGGGCGACGTGACCTGGCGCAAAGGGACCGAGAACACGGCGACTACGGTGAGCGACCCGACCACGGCCAAGCCGACCCTGACCGCGACGGAGCAGGTGACCGAGCAAAACTGGTCATATACGCTGAATGAGGACGCGGTGATCGCGATGGCGCCGGCGCTGCGCGAGCGACTGGCGATCAGCGGCGGAGAGCAGATGGACGCGTTCGCGCTCAACGCGGATGCGACCGACGCGGCGAGCGGGAACATCAATCTGGACGATGCGGACCCGGACGCCGACAGCTACTACCTGTCATCGGGACAGGATGGCCTGCGCCACCAATGGCTCGTGGACAAGGCGACCCAGACGGTGGCCGCTGGGGGTGACACGCTGGTGGACGCGGACGTGACCAGTATGTTCGCGAAGATGGGCAAATACGCGGTGGACCCGAACCAGTGCCGGATCGTGTGCGACGTGAGCACCTACCTGAAGGGTTTTCTCAGTCTGGGCGAGGTGCTCACGATCGACAAGTTCGGCCCACAGGCGGTGGTGCTGACCGGGCAACTGGCGGCGTACCGCGGCGTGCCGATCCTGGTGTCGGCGAGCCACCCGCTAGCCGAGGCAGACGGCAAGGTGTCGACCACGGCGGCCAACAACACGCTGGGGTCAGTGACCTGCTTCAACCGCCTGACCTGGTACGTCGGGTTCCTGCGAGAGCTGTTGATCGAAATGGACCGCGACATCCAGAAGCGGCAGTACATCATGGTCACCAGCTTCCGCGAGGCGATAGCAGCCCGCGGCACGCGGTCGACCAACACTCATACCGCCGGGATCGTGAACATCCTGGTCTGACAAGTCCAGTTGTATGACCTGTGGAGGGGCGGGGCTCTCCCCGCCCCCACCTGGAGGATCGGCTAGATCATAGCAGGGAGGATTTCAGATGGCAGACTATTTTGACGCGGGAAAATTCGGGGCGGTCCTGGCGATCCCATTCGGCAAGGCGAATCTGACCACGGGCGAGAGCGACGCGGATCTGACGCTGGAGCAGAGCACGCTGGCGGTGGTGCCGGCGGCGGGCTCGGTGATCGGCATCTCGATCCGCTCGAGCGCGGCGATCACGGCAGGGACGATCACGGCCAAGCCGCACAAAGCGGGCACCGAGTACACGGATACGGGAACGCCAGCGCCTGCGCTGTCGTCTGCGGCGCAGGCCAGCTACGCAACGGTACGGCCGGCGGCACTGACGTTCGCGGCGGGCAACACGCTGGGCGTGTCGGTGACGACCACGACCACGCTCGATCCGACAAACACGCTCGATGTGGACGCGATCCTGTTTGTGCAGCTCAACCCCAGCTAGATGAAAGGCTGGGGCAAGATTTTACTGGGCACGCGCCTGGAAAAACAGGTGCCGAGCCAGTTTTTCCAGGCGTGGACGGCGATCCTCATCCGTGGCATCCCCACGGGTGAGGGGGTGCTGTCGATCCGGGGCAAGGTGGCGCACATGGCGGCAAACGACCTGGTGCGGGCGTTTCTGGGGACAGAATGCGACAGCCTGCTGTTCCTGGACAGTGACGCGCTGGTGGAGCCGGACATCGTGGACCAATTCCACAACTATGAGGAGGGCTGGGCATACGACGTGCTGCAGGCGTTTTACGTGCAGCGGGGATGGCCGCCGATCCCGATCTGGATGAGGAAAAATGCACTGGGGCAGATGACCGAGGTGCTGATCACCCAGGACGATCACGTCGAGGACGTGGACGGGATCGGGCTGCACTGCACGATCGTGCGGCGGGAGGTATTTGAGCGGCTGCTGGGCGACGAGGATCCGCAGCGGCACGAGTGGTTCTCTTACCCTCGGGGCCAGGGCATCGGCGAGGACATCGCGTTCGCGATCGAGGCCCAGGCGGCGGGATTCCGGATCGGGGCGACGACGGCGATCAAGGCCGGCCACTTGAGCGAGGTGCCGACGACGTGGGAGACGTACCAGGACTGGATGCGAGTCACGGGGCGCAACAGCCTGGTGGAGCGTTACCGCTCGCTGGCCGCGCTGGTGGCACAGTACACCTCGTCTGCACTCGGCGCAGGCACCTCGTCTGCACTCGGCGCAGGCACCTCGCAGAGCGCGGAGATGGTAGTGGCCAGGTCGATGGAGGGCAACCGGAACGTGCGCCAGGCGTGGGAGCGCTACCATCCCGAGACGCCGGACGAGGTGCGGGCGTTCTACGGAGCCACAGATAATGGATATCTCTACGACCTGGTGCAGTGGAACTGCCAGCCGCTGTATCAGCGGATCATCGCGCCGCTGAGCGAGATGCGCGATCGCTGGGCGCTGGTGATCGGCGCGGGCCTGGGGACGGAGGTCGAGACGCTCGCCGAGACGGGCAACGCAGTGGACGTGTACGAGCTGCCGGGCGTGCTCAGGGATTTTCTGACCTGGCGGTTCGTCACCCGGCTGGCGGGGGCAGGCGCCCAGGAGGAGAAGCTGGCCGGCAAGGTCGAGATCCTCGACGGATGGCCGATCTACGGGCACTACCAAGTCGTGGTGGCGGTGGACGTGCTGGAACACGTGCACCCGGACGAGATCGATCGACTGCTGCTCGATATCGACCAGGCGCTGGAGGTGGGCGGGCTGCTGCTGCTGCACGTGACATGGGGCGGCGGGGAGGCGTGGCCGCAGCACTACGACCACCACGCGGCGGTCGAGGCCTGGCTGGCGGAGGGATACGAGCAGATCGGGGAATTCCTATGGCGGAAACGGGGGTGGGAGTAGAGATGCCGAGATTGAGAGCGCTGACGAGCTACCGGCACGGGCCGCGCAATCTGCGGTTCGTCGCCGGCGAGGAATTCGATGCGACCGGCGAGATGGCGGCATACCTGATGTGGGATGCGCCGGGTTGTTTCGTGGAAGTGGCCGAGATCGAGATCGAGACGCTGCACGCGGAGCGGCGGGCGATGGACAGGCCGCCACGAGACAAGATGATGCGAGCGCCGGAGGTAGACAAATGATTTCTGCGGCGCCCGCCCATCGACTCGCACATACACCGAAATGGTGTACGCAATATGTGCATCAAAAAGCCTATAGGGCTTCCTGGCGGGTATTTTTCCAGTATACTATATATAGTGGTCGGTGGGCCAGTAAATGCCCTTTTTCGATGTCCCGACCACTATATATAGTGGTCGGCAATAGACGCGCGAAAAAGGGCATTTTTCGGCATTTTTCGGCGTGTCTCCGTCGTATGTATATGTAGACATTCGTGTTATGCACTGGGACACCACTATTATATTCCCAAAATGTCCGTATCCTATAGGCTGTTTGGGAGAATATATACGATGGGTTGTGCATCATAATGATGCCATCGGCGGGCCTGCCGGATCAGGCCATACAATGCCAATTGTGCGACCA